CTTTCAACGCTCGCACTGGGATGTCGAGTTTCCCTGATGGTCTCTGGGGAAATGTTATATTGCATAATAAGATGAGGATACAGACTGTTAAGGTCAAAAGAGACCACCCAATCATACTTTCCTGGTTTCGGTTCCTTGACATACGCCCCCGCATACTTTTCGTTTTTTTGGGATCTATTCTTTGGAGGAATGACTATGTTCCTCTTCTTCAAATAGTTGTAGATGATGGTGTCCCACATCCTTACCTGATAGAACACATCATTATAATTGACTTTAGCATCATATGCCATAGTCAACGCAAGTTCAATCAGTTTCATCTTGTCTTCCAAACGGTCAACAAGTTCAACGTCAATTATATTATATTCAATAAACTTCTGCCAACCATTTGTGTAGAAGTCCTTAAATGTATCAAACTCACTATGATCTAACTTCTGCTGACCAAGTTCAACCTTGGCAATATAATCCAATCGATATGATTCCTGTGCCTTGTATGTAAACTTCTTATAGAGATCAATATAATCTAACTGTGTCACACCACCCACATCATATGTAATATGAGTACGTCCCATAATATGAACTTCACCTTCACTGACAAGACCCCAAGGTGAAAATCTCTTCATCAACTTCTCACCAAGAACTCTATCCAACCTACGACAAATATAAGGTATGTCAAACAATTGAATGTTCCATCCTGTGATCACATCTGGAACATCTTGCATCCAATAGTTTATGAATGATGTAAGTAATTCATATTCAGTTGGACAATGATGATAGGTTACATTCTTCTGTTTGTTAATAAAAGGTTTACTTCCCCAAGTAATGATCTGCTTAGTTGTATAGTCTTGTATTGTGATTGCCAAAATCTCTTCGACGCACGATGATACGTCAGGGAAACCTTGCTCAGACGTAGTTTCAATATCCAAAGTAACAAGCTTAATTTGAGATATGTCAAACTTGATTTCATCTTCAGGGTATTTGTCTGAAATATATTGGTAAATATACCTGTCATTCCCATAAATTTCAAATCCCTCAACATCCTCATATTTCTTATAGAAGTCACGACAGTCTCGTACCGTACCTGGATTAATTGCTTCAACTGTTTCTCCACTCAACGTTTTATATTTAGTCTTTAGATTTTTTTTAGATTTGACAAATAGAGTCGGAAAGAACTCATCACGATGTTCATACCTTCTACCATTCTCAACTCCACGAACCAAAAACTGATTCCCGATTAGTTGAACATTGGTGTAGAATTTCATTCTTTAGTAAGGTCTAGATATTTTTCAAGTAAAGTTGGAGTTGGTTCTGCCAATGTAAGTATCTTATCAGATCCCATCATAAATGTGGTATCTCTTGTGACACTTGTTAAAAATGGTTCAAGAATAGTTTGACCACTCTCTGTATTAATGACAAATGGATTGATGAGTTTACAATCAGGTTCTCCTATATCAGCAGAACCTACCTCCTCAACTTCCGCTATTATCAGATGGTTGTTCGATAGTGCCAGAACTTTGATTACCTTTTCCATGTTCTACAATGTCCTCAATGTACATTTCTTTTAATTTGTTGACTGGTTCTACCATAGTGATCATCCAGTCTGCAGGAATAGGGATATTATCATCTTTAGAAAGAGGCATCCAAGGAAATAGAGAGACCTCATATCCTGCTTTTTGAGTATTACCCTCTTGCTCTTCTGGAAGAACGTTAGGATTTCTCATTTTAACAACACAAGGTTTATTTAGATAATACCCAATAACCTTTCTTTCTTCTTCTTCGCCTACAGTCATTTCTTTTACGTCAGATATAATATCTTCACCAGACTTAAGAAGAATTAGTTTAATTGTCATAACATAAACTTACCTAATACTATTCTAGCACAACTTCTCCAATTGTCCAAGACTTAAATCCATGACCATCTATTGCTAATAAAGTATCAACCTCAACTTCTGGTGGAACAATCAAACAATATCCAATACCAAGATTAAATACTCTTCTCATTTCCTCTTCTTTAACATTACCTTTATCTTGAATGACCTTGAAAATATCAGGTCTTTTCCATGAACTATAATCAACGTTAATATCTAATCCAGTTCTAGGAAGACATCTTGGAAGATTTTCAGGAAGACCTCCACCTGTAATATGTGCCATACCAAGAATAGGGAACTCCTTTTTCAAGTCACTAACTAAAGAAGCATATATTCTAGTTGGATTAAGTAACTCTGGATGATCAGATACTTTTATTTGATGACGGAATGTAAGATAACGAATCAAACTAAATCCATTAGCATGAACACCATTGCTCTCTATGCCAATAATTACATCACCTGGATTAATGAGTTTACCATCAATGATTTCACTCTCTTCTACAACACCAGTGCAAAATCCAGCAATATCATACTCATTAGGAACTGCTAGGTCTTGTGGATGCTCTGCTGTTTCCCCACCAAGTAAAGCACAACCTGATTGACGGCAACCATCAGCAATTCCTGCCACCAATTCTGTTATTCTCTTATTATCATCAACTTTAGGACAAGAAATATAATCAAGGAAGTATAAAGGTTCTGCTCCACATGTGATTACATCATTCACACACATTGCAACAAGATCTATACCAATATCATAATCTCTACCAAACAGTGTTGCTAGTTTACCTTTAGTTCCTACACCATCAGTTCCAGAAACTAGAATAGGATGTTCATATGTAGAAGGTATTCTCATCATACCATTGAAACCACCAAATCCACCCATGACCTCTGGTCTATAAGTGGACTTTACATGTGGTTTAATTTTTTCTACAAAGTAATTACCAGCGTCAATATCGACACCTGCTAATTTATAATCCAGTTCAATACCCTCTTCCTTAAAATCAAGAGGATCATCCCAATTTCTTTCTGTCATAGGTAATTATAATATTGATGGTAGTTTCCTATCGCCTCCAACCCTGAAACTACCAAAGGGGGTTGCAGCAGTCATAGGTAGCGAAGCCTTGACAGGTATATCATACCAATAAAAAAGGGTTCTGTAAAGAACCCTTTAATACTTTAATCACAATAGACTAAACAATGTGAATTTGTTGGATGTTTTCGACATTCTTGTTCCCAAAATGATTCTTTAGGAACTCTTTTAATGTCGCTGATAGCGTTTTTAATAACGCTGAAAGGTGATGTGAGTTTCATGATACACCTCCTATAAAAAATCTTTACGAGCATGATGCTCTGGAACTACTTTTCCTAGTTCTACTACTAGGAGTCCGTCTTTAAAGGAAACACTCCTGACCTCTGTGTCATCGGAGATAGTCCATACTCGTGTGAAACTTCGTTGAGCCAATCCTTTATGGAGGTATTCGGAAGTAGTTTCTTTTTCTTCCTTCTTACCTTCAACGTAGAGTTTTCCGTATTCAGTGTAGACATTGATTTCTTTTTTAGAGAATCCTGCGAGTGCAACCTCTAAACGAGACTCAACATTATTTACCTGAATTAAATTGTATGGTGGATAATTTGATTGTGGAAGATCTGAATTAAAGAAATTATTCAGATATTCATCCATGCCTATGCTGTTCTTGGTAATCTTATCGAAAAGATCTGGAAGGTTAGCAGCATGGTATCTTGCTAGGTTAGTCATAATAGTTCTCCTTATTAAGCGAGTGTGAGTTGTGTCCCTTACGGCGACATAACTAATTATACAACAAGCACAAAAAAACGGGGTGTTGAACCCCGTAGTTTTTTATTCGGTTTCCTGCGTCTTTCCCTTCTTTCCTATATTATACTTCTGTTCTAGTATCCAATCACCCTTGTCTTTATAAGATAAAACTTTAATTTGATTAAGTGGAGCGATATCAGAAACAGATTCTGACTTTACTACAGAGATAAGTCCCCAATCAGCAAGTAACCTAGTAATGCGATTTCGACGCTGTACGTCATTAGAAGTGAGATTAGCATGTTTACCATCCAGTGCAAAGAGTTCTTTAAAATGCACTATGTAATATCTTCCTTGTTTATGTAAGATATGACATGATTGATATAATTTTTTTTC